TAGATATGGAAAAGGTTTACCAAATACATCTTTTGAAACAAATTATGATTCATTTAAAACAAGTGCAAATATTTGTGATACACAAGTAACACCTTACACTTCAGCACCATCAGATATAGATTTATTTGAAACAAATATAGTTTTAGATACTGAACAAAAAGTTATAGACAATGTAAGAGAATTATTAAATCCAATGAGAGCAATATTTACCTACACACAAGGTAAGTATTTCTTAATTATAGAAAATACTGGTTCATCACAATTAAGTTTAAACAAAGATAATATTATCGGTGGAATTAAAATATTTGGTGAAAAGAAAAATACCAAATATAACAGAGTAATAGGAACATTTGTAAATCCTGATAAAGAGTGGCAAGAAGATACTATAACTTATCCACCAGCAGACGATTCAGCTTTGCCAGTTGGAGATCAACACGCAACATTATTAGCTGAAGATAATGGAACTTTATTAGAAGGAAATTTTACTTTTCAAGGAATTACAAATCCATATCAAGCTGAGGAACTATGCGAGATTATATTAAGAAGATCTAGAAATGCTTTAGCTGTTGAGGTTATGGTAACTTCAGAAGCACTTAATTTAACAATAGGTGACTTAGTTGATTTAACATATTCTACTGGTGGATTTAGTTCTAAATTATTTAGAGTTTATGGATTAAGCATAAATACAGATTCAACAGTTTCTTTAAAACTTATTGAACATCAAGATAATTTCTATACTTGGTCAGAAAAAGCACAAGCACCCACAATAGCTGATACAACATTACCAAATCCTAATTCTGTATCTGCACCAGCTTCAGTTACTCTAGATGACCAATTAATTGAATATTCAGACGGAGTTGTTATTACAGCTCTAGATGTAACAATAGGTGCATCACCAGATAGCTTTGTAGATTACTACCAAGTTGAATATAAATTAAGCACAGCAACAGATTATATTATTGCTGGTCAAGGCAGAGGTTTAGTACACAGAATATTAAATGTTATTGATGGATTAACTTATAATGTAAGAGTAAAAGCATTTAATACATTAGGAGTATCTTCTACATATACTTCATCATCAAGATTAATAATCGGTGGAACATTACCACCTGCTGACGTTGAAGATTTTTCTTGTAACGTAATTGGTAATTCTATTTTTTTAAGTTGGTCCCAAATAGCAGATTTAGATTTAGCTTATTACACTTTAAGATACTCACCATTAACAACTGGTGCTACTTGGGCTAGTTCAGTTACATTAGTTGAGAAGGTTGCAAGACCAGCTACATCTGTGATGGTTGGTGCAAAGATTGGTTCATACCTAATTAAAGCAGTAGATAAAAATGGTAACTATTCAGTTAATGAATCTATTGTAACAACTGACATCACAGCTATTGGAAACTTTAATGCTGTTGCAACACAAGAAGAAGCACCTGCATTTTCAGGAACTAAATATCAAGTTTATAAAGATGATAGCAATTCTATAAGATTAGACTCAGGAGAGTTTTTTGATAGTGGTGCAGGATTATTTGATTCGCCATTAACATTATTTGATGCTGGTGTTGAGAAGTACGATTTATATTCTGAAGGATATTATTTATTTGCTACACCAGTAGATATTGGTGGAAGTTATACAGTAAGAATTACAGCTTCATTAACTCAATCAGCAGATAACCTAGATGAGTTATTTGATGATGGTAGAGGTGCTTTATTATTTGATGATGCACCATCTAACTTTGACGGAGATACACCTACAAATTGTTCTGCACATTTAGAAATAGCTACATCTAATGATGACATAACTTATACAGCATTTAGAAACTTCATTATTGGAGACTACACAGGAAGATACTTTAAATTTAGATTATTCCTAAGATCATTTGATTTAGCATCTACACCAGTTGTTTCTGCTGTAAGTGTAAACATAGATGTTGAAGATAAAATACAGTCAGGCAACGATTTAACAAGTGGCACTGGTACTTATACTGTAACATTTACAAAACCATTCTTTTCTGATAATTACGCAGTAGGTATTTCTGCACAAGCACTTGCTACTGGAGACTTTTATACTTTAGGAAACAAGACTATAAATGGATTTGATATTGCATTTAAAAATAGTGGTGGAACAGGAATAAGTAAAACATTTGATTACCTTGCAAAAGGATATTAACTAAGATATTAGATAGATATGGCACAAGTAACACAAGTAACTTTAGATAACCAAAGTTTTCCAAACTTTAGAACAAATCTTAATGCAACAATAAACGCATTAAATTCAAATCATATCGGTTCATCAAGACCAACTTCTGCTGTGGCAGGAACAATATGGATTGACAATGCAACAGCAAATACTTATAAGATTAAAGTGTATGATGGTACAGATAGTTTAGAACTGTTCAGTATCAATACATCAACAAACGCAATAACTTTACCGAGTGGAGTAAGTGTTACGGAAAGCGACCCTAACTCAATACCATTCGCAGTAGCATTAGGTGGATAAATATGGCAAATAATTTTTCAGACGCACAAACAAGTTTAACTAATTCAACTCTTACAGACGTATTTACAGCAACAACTAAATCTTTAATGATTGCTGGAACGATTGCAAACACAACTACAACTTCAATGAATGTATCAGTTAAAAAATATGACAACTCGGCAACTGCTGGTAAATTCATATTTAAAAACGTACCACTTCCTGCTGGTTCTTCTTTAGAACTTCCAAAAGTAGTTCTGCAAATCTCAGATAAAATTCAAGCACAAACAGATGATGCTTCTGGCAACTGTGATGTTCATTTACAGTTATTAACTGACGTAGGTTAAAAATGGCTTACTTAGGTAACGCACCAACTTCAGTTCCTCTTACAAGTGCTGACATAACAGATGGTATTATTACAGGTAATGATATTGCATCAACATTTGATTTAACTGGTAAAACAGTAACACTTCCTGCTGGTGTAGGTGGTAAAGTATTACAAGTTGTAACTGCTACAAAATTAGGAACACAAACAATAACTGGTTCTGGTGAAAATAGTCCCGAAACTTTTACAGATGTAACTGATTTATCTCTTTCTATAACACCAAGTTCAACTTCTAATAAAATATTAATTTTATCTACCATAATTGGTTGTTGCGACAATGGTTCTTCAGCAAGTTTATTTAGAGGTTCAACTCATTTAGCTAACCCAACATCTCCATCTACTAGAACTCCATCTCTCGGTGGTAATTATTTTAATAGTTCAGTATCAACTGCACCATTAAGTTTTACAATTACATATTTAGATTCTCCATCAACAACAAGTGCAACAACTTATAAAATTGGTGCTTTCGTTTGGGGTACTGCTACTATTTATATAAATAGAGGAATAAACGATACTGATACTGGATATATAATGAGAGGTGTTTCAACAATTACAGCATTAGAAATAGCAGGATAATATGACTGATTTAATAAAAGCAATTAAAGCGATAAATATTAATGCAGGATTTTCTATTGAAAATGACGACATTAACCAAATTACTTGGCACAATGGAACTGCTCCAATTCCTGCAAATGAAATACTTGCTAAGCAACAAGAACTAATTGTAGAATATAATGCTAAACAATACCAAAGAGATAGAGCAAAAGCATATCCATCAATTCAAGAACAATTAGATTTGCAATATTGGGATAAAGTTAATAATACTAATAAATGGGAAGAAGCAATTAACGCAGTTAAAAATAAATACCCTAAATAAACTATGGCATATATCGGCAAACAACCACTTGTAGGAAACTTCGTTAAGCTAGATGCAATTACTACATCTGCTACGACTACATTCAATTTAACTAATGGTGGTGTTGCGTATTACCCACAATCAGCTAACAACTGCTTAGTATCTTTAAATGGTATTCTACAAGCACCAACTGATTCTTACACAATATCTGGTTCTACAATCGTATTCTCATCTGCACTAACAACATCTGATGTAATTGATTTTATTATTGTATTAGGAGATGTATTAAGTTTGGCGACTGTATCTGATTCAACTATTGGATTAGCTAAACTAACAGCTACTGGTACTCCTTCATCTTCTACTTTTTTAAGAGGTGATAATTCTTGGGCTTCTGCTGCTACTGCTGGT